CTCTATTTGGCATTTGGTTTGGGGCTTCTCGCTCAATACCCACCCCTGGGACATACGGGTTTGCGCCTACTCGACGCATTACTTCATCCCATTCTTCTTTCAGTTCTTCACGTGACAATGTTGTGTCTGCTTGACTGGCAAAAATGGCCCGTACAAATCCATGTCGGCAATAGACACCCCCTTTAAATTCAAAGATGCTGTACGATGATTCGCCACTCGCCGCAAACTGCGAATTGACTCCGTCGTCAGACATATCGTTGATGTCCTCGTAACGATACAACGCGCCTGAATCCGACAACTTCATCATCTCCTCACAAAACTCTCGGCTGCCATGCTTACGCGGAGTGTTGTCCGTCTGCTCGTAGGCATAGCGCAAAGCAAACTGCGTACCCTTTGGTCCGGTCACGTCTCCCCATTCACTTGGCTCCTTAAAGTTCTCGTAGTCGCGCAAGTTGTAGAAGTGTTGACGCTCATGAATCCTGGCATCTACGTTGTGATCGGTGACAGGTTCACGTGCGATTTCCACCCACTTCTCGTCCGGCAGACTTGCCTTAAACTTTAAGTGGTTTAACCAAACGTCGCCCTGACCCTGACTGATTTTTTTTGACTCTGCACTAAACGTATGTGGTGTGTCCTGTAGCGGCTCCTCCTTTTGCTCTACGAATGAAGCAGGCACTAACCGCTCAAATTCCATAGGCAGAATAATGTTGTTGACGCTAAACAAGCGTTGCAACCCTTCTAGGATTTTCTCTTGCATCGGCTGTACTACGGTTCGGCTAAACAAGTCGTATGCGTCACGCATTTCGTCTGCGTTGCTACCAAACCCGCCGCCCTCATCTCGAACGCCAAACAGCAGCGGTGAAGTCACTCGGTGTCCGGAAAGGATTTTAGCGACTACCTCCTTAGACATAAATTCGTATGTCTTTTGCGGGTCAGTAGGTTGAAACGCTTCAATGGTAGGGGCGTTTTCCTGGGAGTCGTTAAACGTCATCAGAAACTTACCCGCGTTCGTTGCTCCTCCAAACTTATCGTACAGCAGTCTTTCCATATCTGCCCGCTCCTCCTGACTCGGAACGCCGTTATTGAATGAAATGACCATCGATGGGAACAAACCGGAACGGATGTTGCTCAGGTGGAACTCAGAAATCTCTCGGTCTAAGTCAATGTATCGCTGTGACCCAATGTAATCGCACACGCCATAGTAATAGCTGATTGGGCTGTACTGCATCAGGTGCAGACATTGAGATGCGGCAACGCGGTCAGTTGTACTAAACGCGGGAATAGCATTCGGCTCTTGACGACCCTGGGTTACCTCCAACCAATTGGTGCTGTGATAGAATGTGTTGACCAAACCTTCGTCGTCACACTGACCACTACGAATATTGGCCGCCGGGATGTGGTGTACTGCACTGATCCGTGTTCGGTCCTCGCTGTAGATGACGTTCAAATACGCTTGCCCGTACAGCTTGAAATCAAAGCATACTCTCTTAAGACAATTCTCATCGGCAAACATGGCTTTGACTTGCAGGTACTGCTCGACGTGTTCGTCTTTGTTTGGGCTTGTAAGCCCATGCCCGTAAATCATCTCCGCTACACCCTTGACGATAGCAGAGTGGATACTGCTGCCTGTGTACAGGTTTTCCAAATAGTGCGGGTAAGCGTTGTCTGCGCCTAATTTGACCCAAGGATGAGAAGGGTCCGTGACTTCTACAAACTCCGGGGTGACCGGGTTTGCGTAGTCGAACATATTGAAGTTGAATTTACTCATCGTAATAGATGTAGATGCTCTCTGAAATTTGCTCGGCAACCTCGTAGTTGGTTTGCGGGATAGCCGTGTTTCCTCCTGGGCTTGCATAGCACAGGCAGGAGTAGATTACATTACCCCGGTCGTCACTAAACTCAGCCGTGTACATTCCCAAATCTAACTGATACGTAGCAAACCGCACTTCCGTAGTCCGACGATTAGTCACGCCCGCGATGTAGTTGGTTGTCCCGGTCAAAACGCCTGTAGCAACATTGACTAACCTCATAGGGTATAGTTCCAAATCGTTAAGTGTCACGTCTGCTGGGAAATGCACATACATAATCTGCGATGGTGACGCTGAGGAATTCAACTGAAGCATAGAGTGAAAATAGAAAAGGGGAGCCAATGCCCCCCTTTCCTTGTATATACGATATGAACCAAATTGCTATCAGGAGATAGTCAAGTTGGTGATAGTAGCAATTGAGTTGCAATAGTACGTCTGTGGCTCCCGACCGGAGAAAGACATGGTCATGCCTTTTTGGTCTCCATAGGAAGTGCCTGTCGCCATTACGCCTGTCGTTACGTCCATACCCTGAGTCGCCCCAATCAAGTAAACCTCACCATCGTTGTCTTCAACGAAGATGTTGTTTCTGCGCTGTGCCAAAGACACAAGCAAAGCGTGGTCGTCTTCGTCTGGCTTCAAAAACACGCAAGTCAAAGACTGCTCGTCATAGGACGTGCCGTTGTTTCCGTCGCGTGTCGTGGTCACCTCCATATTGGAAAGTTCCCGCTTCAACTCAAATTTGTATGCCGACAAAGCCGCGATTTGAGTGACCAAATTACTGCCTACAGTAAAGTCACCCAAAGACGGCATATCCACCGCGTCTGCCGCGCTGATATAGATGGCTTTGATGCCACCGATACCATTTAGGCATGGGATAGTATACCCGCTTGAAATAGTACAAGACATCAGCCAAAAATTAAGCGGGGAGAATTGTGTCGGTACTACCAACGATTACGTCGTCAGGTGTACCCACTTGGCAACCCAAGCCAAAGCGCATCGTGACTTTCACGTTGTCTGATCCGTCGTATTGGTATGCGGGGATGTACTGCACTTGTGTGTAGTCAGTCCGCAAGTTGCTTCCAACAAACAGGTTAGACGCGTAGGTCAACACAATTGCATCTCCTGGAATACCCGGACACCGACGTACAGGAACACCGAGGTAGTTCAACTCACCGAGATTTTGGTTCGTCACTTGATTGACATAACCTGCTCCACCTGCTGTAGCCAAAGCCTGTTGATACAAGGCAAAAGTCTTCGGTCCAACATAGAAAGCCAAATCTGCCTTGCTCAAAATGCCAGGTGCAGTCAAAGCCGCTTTGCTGTGAACCGACCCGAATCCAGCGATGCAGTTAGCGGCAGTAATTGCCGCAATAGCAACACCCGTTGCTGAACCTGCCGCGACATAGTCCGTTGCTGACCCTCCGGTTACCAATAGTGATGCGCCCAAACCAGCACGGTTAAACTCGCCATCGTTAGACAGGAATCCGGAAGTCATGGCCGCGCTACTATTCCAAATAGATGTCTCTACGCCATCAGCAACTTTTGCGGCCACAGTAGCCAAAACAAAATTGCGGAATTCTGGAGTCGCCCAATCGCTGTTACGTGATCCCTTGATGGACCACCAAGCAGGAAGGATTGTGCCACGGCACAACTCCTCGTTGACCATCAAGTCGCTCAACGTCAGGACTCGCTCGTCAACCGTTACGCTGTCGCCGTCAGCAAAGTCGCAACCTGCGGCTTGGATAACGTCGTCTGCAATAGTTGCACCTGTGATGACAGCCTTGTTTGACAATCCGTCAAGCTGAGTCACGTAGTTGTTTGCAAGAGTGTCCGCTGCCTTCAACGCAGGGGTCACGTAAAAATCTGCCAACTCTCCTGCGTAGGAAAGTGTGTCTACACCGACCGGATTGGTGGTGACGAACTGCCGCCTCTTAGAGCGGGATAGTGTGTGATTGCTATAACTCATTAGAGTACACTTTTCATCATTTCGAATACACGAGACTTCACGCTACCACCTGCGGGAACGCCGGGGTCGATAGAAGTCAAGTTTACGTTAGGTGCAGAGTTCAATTTTTCTGCTCCAGGGCGTTGGCCCATTGCGTCAAGCTGCTCCTGCATCTTTGACATTTGGCGACGCTGACGTTCGATAGTCCGTTCCATGCGCTCCACATCGCTGAATTCACGACGGCCTCCACGTGGAGAACGGCTAAATTCACTGCGTGGTGTACGCTCGTTACGGCTCATGCCCCGACGACGTGACCGACCCATCTTTGATCGGCCTGGGCGACCGCTATATGTGCGCTTACGCATACGAGATGCCTCGACGCGTTCGCCTTCTGCTCCGCTTTCTGCGGGCGCGTTATTTACTAAATCCATTGCCATTTGGTGGATTGCTTCTGCTTGTTCAGCGGACAACCCCATGTCCTCTAAGAGTGTTACAAACTGACCATGAGCGTCGGGGGTTCCTTCCTCAGTGGTTACTTCTGTTGTAGTCTCTTCGACCACTTCTTCTTCAAACTTTCTTCGCATGATTATGTATTGTATTGCACCAAAATTGAACTGCCGTTACCCGTTAGCGTAACCGTGCTGCATTGCAAGTCAAATGACAACCCGGCATCTGAATCTCCTGAAGTCGCAATAGCTAATGCGGCTACATCAACACCACCCACGGTTAGTGCTGTAGCGTTTCTCAATCGAGAACCCGCCACGGTCACTGTGGCCGGAGTTGACGACGCGCTTTTCAAAATCGTGATTCTGCACAAAACATCAGAACCAACTACTAGTGTCTCATTGGGTGCAACCAACGCTGATATTCCAAAAAATGTACTCATGTATATTCCATGTTTGCCTCTTGTAAAAGTCT